CGACTGCCTGTCCGGATGATCGTGGAACGGGTGTCCGGATGTTGGTGGGCTGAGTGTCCGGATGGCGTGGAATCCGCAGAGCGGATAATGGTTTGAAGTCGAGCAGCGAGAATTTCTGCTTGAGACATCTGCACTACCGGCTTGTGTGCTGCGCTAGCCATTGGGTCCTCCTTGGCTTTATGTGTATGTATATACAGTATTTTGTAAGAGCTTTTAACGCAACGCTAAAAAGAGTGCATCTGTACTCCTTTCCGAGCAGGCACAAAAAAACCCGCTATCGCGGGCTTGGACTGAATACGCGGATTAGAGCTTTTTTGCATTCCACACAAGGAGTACCCGGGCTTGAATGTGGACCTTTGTCAGGTCAGCACCTTCAATAATTATCGCAGGATACAAGGGGTTATCCGAGATCATCCGCAAAGCACCGGCAGCCATGCGCTGCAGCCGTTTGATGTAAAGATCCCCATCCAATGTGAATACGTAAACTGCGTCGGTTCTGATCTCGGTAATTCCCCGGTCAACCAGCAAAGAGTCGCCATCGCGAAATGTTCCGTCCATGCTGTCGCCATCGCCGGTGATGATCGATAGGTTCTCAATCCTAGAAAAGGCCAACCCTTGAGTTTTGAGCCAGTCGAGATGGACAGTTATGTCCTTGATCACTTCTATCTGGGATTCGGGCGGAACGTTGCCGGACCCCATAGAAGCTGCCACGTTGAGATGGGGTATGGTAATGAAGCCTAGGGCCTGCATAACCTTTCGACTGTCAACAGCTGCAACGTTTGCAGGCATTACGATTTCAGTGTGCTCAGAGTCATTTGATGGCTCTGGATTTACCAGGCTGCCTGGAAGCAGGTTGATCTTCTCTTCGAGGTTCGCAGCTGCTTTCTCGCCGAGCTTACGATGACCGTTCAAAAGCTGGGACAAATACGATGCGTCCAACCCATGTTGGTTTGCAAAGTCTTTTTGGCTCAGCCCCGCCATCGCGGCGCGCAGAGCGCTGATTCGCTGTTTATAGATATCCATGCCCCAATGATCGCTTTCCGTTAGCAAACAGTAAATTACGGTTTGCTATTGCTGTATCGATTAGCAATTGCTAATCTGCACGTCCTGAACGGAGGTGCATATGACCCTGCACGAATATTTGAAGGCTTTGAATAAACCTGACCTGGAAGCTTTTGCCCGCCGTTGCGGGACTTCTGCCGGACAGCTCAGACAAGTTGCTTACTGTAATCGTCGGGCTAGTGCCGCTCTTGCAGTGAACATTGAGAGAGAGTCGAAAGGCGAAGTTGTATGCGAGGTGTTGCGCCCGGACATCGACTGGGCCTACCTACGCGGCTCTGAGGCCGCATAAAAGTCGCAGGGCCGGGGACCTCTCACCACAAGATCCCCCCGACCCAGCAACGGCAGTGCAAAACACTGCCAACTCCGCTGACCAGGTCCTCTCACCACAAGAATCGCCTGGTTGGCTAGAACGATGAACCGTGCCGCACAGCACGTTTAGCACAGCACATCGGTCGTGGTCGTAGGATAGGGCGTGCCCCTGCCTATTGGCTACACCGTAAACGGGGATTTTACGGTTATGAGTCGCACGGATCTTTTGCCTGACGCTGGTCAGGTACTTTCGCTGCGTCAGGCGCTTTACCGCGCTGGGCGCGATTACAAGGGCGGGGTTACTGCCCTTGCCCACGACATGGTGTTGGGCAACGACACCCTCCAGAAAAAGCTGAAGCTTGATGAAGAGCGGCGCTGGCTCAATCCTGACGAACTGGAAGACATCGTCCGGTTGACTGGCAGCCCACTTTTGCTTGATGCATTGATGCGTCCCGCTGGGGCTGTTTGGTATCAGCCTGAGCCTGTCGCAGCGACCCAGGATGCGCTCAAGTCGGTCGGCAAGCTGCTGACCGAAACGGGCGAGTTCGTTTCGGGCATGCACAACGGTGCTGCCGACGGTGTATGGGAGTTGCACGAAGTTGCTCTGCTGGAGAAACAGGGCAACGACATCATCCGTGCGGTGCTTGGCATTATGGCCGGCGCTCGACTGGCGATGGAGGATCGTGCCAATGGCTGACGATATCGACCGCGCCACAGAACAGGCGCAGTACCTACTGGATGTTGCTCTGTTTCGGCATCGCCGAATCCCGACAAGCATGGTCAGCGCGCAGTTTTGTGAAGACTGCGACGAACCTATCCCAGAGCCACGCCGTGCTGCCATTGTTGGCTGCGAAACTTGCATTCACTGTCAGTCGCTGCGGGAGCAGCGTAGATGAGTGATCGTCCAACACCACTTTCTGCTTGGGCACGCCGCTACTGCGAGACATTCAATTTTGCGTTGGTACCGATTCAACCGGGAGAAAAAGGCCCAAAGGGTAGGGGCTGGAACCAGCCCGGCAAGTACATTGTTGATCCAGCCAAGGCCGAGGCGTTCTGGACGAAAAACCCAAGCCATAATCTCGGCGTTGTACTGGGGCCGAGTCGGGTGTGTTCGCTGGATGTCGACGATGTCCAGTGGACACGATTCGTCCTGTACGAACTATTGGGCGTTGATCTGGATGCGCTTGCCCTGGCTTTCCCGACTGTCGTCGGAAACCCACTGCGTTTTCGGGTCCTCTTTCAGGTCCCGGAAGGCCTGGAACTGACGCGGCACTCCCTGTCTTGGCCCAATGAAAACGACCCGGACGGGTCTAAGCATAAGTCAATCATGCTGAAGGCAAACGCCGCTCGGGAGGCGGGCGATACGGCCAGAGAGGCCTTGTATCGAGCAGATGCCGAGCAGTACAAGCGGTTCACAGTGTTTGAACTGCGTGCAGGATTGGTGCAGGACGTACTGCCGCCCTCCATTCATCCAGGCACCGGCCAGCCATACACCTGGCGCACGCCGCCTGATGCTTCGGGACTTCCAGTTCTGATCAGCGATCTGCTGAATGTCTGGAACAACTGGGACGTCTTCAAGCGGGGCGCGGAGGCTGCGTGCCCATGGTTGCCGAAGGACGCCAAGCCTGTTGGCAAACAAAAGCCGAAACCGAAGCCAGCCCCAGCAGGTGGCAAGCGGCCGTCTGTCATTGACGAATTCAACAACTGCCACGATGTCGAAGAGATGTTGCGCAGCCACGGCTATACCAAGCGTGGGGGCAAATGGCTTTATCCGCAGAGTAGTACCGGACTCCCTGGGATCACCGTGGCGGAAGGCAAGGTGTATTCGCATCATGCGGCTGATCCGTTGGCCAACGGTCACCAAAACGACGCGTTCGAAGTGTTCTGTTTACTGGAGCATGGCGGGGACCAGTCCAAGGCGGTGAAGGACGCGGCGCGGATGCTCGGCATGCAATCGACCCGGCCCAGTTCAAGCGATCTTCCCCCGGCCCCAACTGAGTGTAGCGACAAGCCAGATGCAGCAGCGGAAGCGGCAAGCGAGGCGGCTCCTGCACCTGACGGGGGGGCGGGGGAGGAGCTGACCATCGAGCAGGTGCTGCGGCGTTTTGCGTTGGTAGAAGGCACGACGCATGTTTGGGACTTCGATAAATCTCGGGCGATGAAGAAGTCGGCCTTTGAAGCGCGTGTGGGCAAACCCATTGCCAAGTTGTGGCTCGACGCGACCGACAAGAAGCTGATCGCCGACGATCAGGTGAAGGACATCGAGCAGGCCCGCAAAATGGCGGGCAAGAAGGGCGGTGCTCTCGGCATGCGCCCCACGGAACGGTATGTGTACATCGACGGCACCAAAGACGTTTGGGATCGGGAGAAGAAGCGCCGGATTGCCGAGGGTGCCGTCAAGATGGCCTTGGGCGACACCTATGCGCTCTGGTTGAACAGCAGCGAGCGGCGGGTGGTGGACGTTGAACACATTGTCTTCGACCCGACCATGACGAAGGACCCCAGCATTTACATCAACACCTTTGACGGCCTGCCATTGGAGCCGGTCAACGACGACGCGGCGTGCGCCAACCTGCGCTGGCTGATCTCATTCCTCTGCAACCATGATGAGGCTGCTGCACTGTGGCTGACTCGGTGGCTTGCATATCCGTTGCAACACCTCGGGGCCAAGATGGACACGGCGGTGCTGATGCACTCCACCATGGAAGGCTCGGGCAAAAGCCTGTTGTTCGCCGACACCTTCGGCGCGCTTTACGGCCAGTACGCCGCGACGGTTGGGCAGACCCAACTGGAGAGCAACTTCAACGCCTGGCAAAGCAGGAAGATGTGGGCCGTGTTCGAAGAGGTGGTCAGCCGCGATCAGCGTTACAACCAGGTCGGCAAGATCAAGCACTTGGTCACCGGCAAGACCGTGCGGATGGAGTCGAAGTTCATCAACGGCTGGGAGGAGGCTAACCACATGAACGCGGTGTTCCTCAGCAACGAGATCCTGCCGTGGCCGATCAGCGACAGTGACCGGCGAATGTTGGTCATGTGGCCGATGGAAACCTTGCCGGTCACCCGACAGAAAGCCATCGGCCGCGAGCTGGAGAATGGTGGTGTCGCCGCGCTCTACGGCTGGTTGCTACGTGTGGATCTGGGTGACTTCAATGAGCGCACGCGACCGCCCAGCACCGCCTCACGCGAGCGGTTGGTTGCGCTCAGTCGGGCCGGGTGGCAAACGTTTCTGTACCTATGGCGGTATGGGGAATTGGGCCGAGGGCTGTGGGGGGTGTGTCTTTCAACAGACCTGTATGCCTTGTTTCTTGAGTGGTGCCAGCGCAACAAAGAGCACGTGATGAGCCAGACGAAGTTCTCGCTGTTCATCAGCTCGGAGGTGGAGAAGACCCGGTCAATACCCTGGACTGAGCGCAATGATCGGCGCTTCGGCGCTTTCTTTGTGCCCGATGATCCTGAGGCTTCCCTGCCCCCATCGATGAGAGCGCCGGACTTGGGCGTTGCCGTCGATGCCTGGCGGGCCAAGGCACGCCTTGCGGGGTGGAACGTCGACAGCTGGGACCACGTGAAGGCGGTCGCAGCATGAGTACCTCTCAAAGTGTGTTGGGTGTGTCGGGTACGTGTTGGGTCGGTTTTGGCAACCCGGCACAGTTCAAACGCCCATTTTTCGCGTGGTACAGACGTGTGTGTTGGGTGTGTTGGGTTTGGCGTCGCGTGCGCGCATGCGTGACGTTATTTATACCGTTTAAAGCGCAGTTATTTTTTCTCCATACGAGGACCTATAAACCCGACCAACCCAACACACCTAGCACACTCTTTATTAATTCATTGTTTTTAAAGGGGTTTAACTGTGTTGGGTCTGTGTTGAGTAAGGCGTTTTGTGTGTTGGGTTTAGATTTCGAGAGGAAAGGGCCGTGATCAAGGAAATCGAAGCGTTGATGGTGCATTGGGGCGAGCAGATGCGAGAGCGCGGCCAGGGCGGCGGATTGGGCAGCCAGATGGGGGCGATCATCGAATGGGGCGGTGCGCCGCCGCGTGGTACACCGGGTTCTCGGATACTTGGCGGTGCTGGGTGTGGCATTGATCATATTGCCAGTGAAGTGCAGGCAGCGGTGGCAGAGCTGGAACGATCAGGCCGCGCACCACTGGCACGGTTGGCACTGGAGCGTTATTGCGCCATGACCACGATCCGGGAACAGATGAAGGCAGTCGGCATTGCTGAAGGCGCTGATCGCACTTATCGCAATTGGGTGGATCGCCTGCACCAGCAAGTCCTGTTGATTCTCACGCTCCGGAGCGGCTCGACCCGTGGCTACCCGGTTGGACCGCAAACCAACCGCCATCTGAAGGTGGCGACAGGTGCCTCAAGAGCGATTGGAATCCCTCGGGCGCTCTGATTTTGTAATTGCATTCACTTGACCACCTGTTTGCATTGGACTTGACCAGTCATTTCCATTCTTGCTGAGCAGTTGTTTGCAGTTGATGGGTGTCAGCGGGTGACACTCAGGGGGAGTGCGTCAGCCAAGCACTGAAGGACTGCAACCGACCCAAAGCAGCCCTCCGCATTCCCCTGAAGTCGGCCAGAAAGGGAAGCTCGACGGTTGAGCACCTTTAGGTTATCCGAAGTACATTATTCTTTGGCTCGGATACAGCCCAGCCTCCACCAAAATATATTGTTCATGCGCTTTATACTCAGGCATCGTGACCGTTTCGAAAATTGAAAACTGATTCCCTTGAAAACGAAGATATAAACCTGGCCCCCACTGAGCCACCTGCAAAACATGGATTGCGGCCATTGCCATAATCAACGAGCCAAGAGTAGCTTGGTTAAATTCTCTTTCCCTGTCATGCTTGACTGCATTGTAGGAGCTATACCAAGCCAAGCTTCGTGTGGTCATCCCTTCCGCGTCATTCCAATTTTTAAATGGCTTGAGTGCAGGGTAGTCGGGATGGTTCTTCAGACTTACAACCCACTCATCGAGCCGCAACAGAGGCAGCAACTTAATATAGTCCCTAGTTCCATCGGGCTTTTTCGAGCTAGGGATGCTCCGATCAA